CGTGAAAGTTTTGAATACTCGATGACAGATGTGCACACCTGTTTCCCTGGGGTAGTGGAATCATATGACGCCAAAACAAGACGAGCAAATATCCAGCCATCCTTAAAACGGAAAATGCCCGATGGTTCTTTCATGGCCTTTCCAATAATCCCGGACATTCCGGTTCAGTATTTTGGGACTAAGGATTGCACCATTCATGTTCCTCTGGAAAAAGGTGACGAGGTGTCGGTTCATGTAGTCGAAAGGGGAACGGATAAATGGCGTGATTCTGGAGGCGCCGGAATAGAAGACGGAGATCCCAGGCGGTTTAATTTGCAGGATTGTTACGCAGTACCCGGATTACAGCCTGTTGATTTTGTTGATACTCCGCCTAAAGGGTTAAGCATAATATATAAAGATTTTAAGACCAACGTGGTCGCAGATAAAGCCGTCCTGGAATTCAAAAATCTTAAAATTGAAACAAATGGTTCTGATGTCAAATCCTCATGGAAAAAACATGACATAACCGGGGAAGTAAGCATAAAAGGAGATACTAAAATAGACGGCAATACGGAAATAACCGGGGGAACATTCACTATGAAAGGCACAGTCGCTCCGACAACGGGTCCGCTGTGTGCAATCCCTAATTGTTTATTTACTGGTGCCCCACATACGGGGGATAAGGCGGTGAACACATAATGGCTATGAACGCAGTCGACATGAAAGATTATATCATCTCAAAAATGAACAGAGAAGCTGGAAGTGCTATAGCCGCCAATAAGAAATTCGGGGATGCCATTCTTGAATACATCATTGGAAATATGGATATAACCTATGGATGGTCAGCAAGGAACCCGTCGTCAGGGGCTACCGATCCCATAACATCTTTCACAGCTACCCTCTCCGGAGAGGGCACCTTAGCCCCGTCAGGGTCTTTTACCATTTTTCTGGTTAACCTGACCACCCTCATCAAAACCAGTATCGTTATTATGCCTCCGGCGGGGTTTAGCCTTGCTCCTTTAACCTATAACCCTGATGGTGTCATTACTGCATCAATGGGCAATGAAAATTCACAGGATGCCGGTATTCTAAGGTTATGCGTACAGATTATTGCGAGCCTTATTTTGTCATTCCCTAACCCGGCCGCAGTAAGTGGTAGTCGTGGAGCCTTTGCTGGCGCCACAACGGAGATGGTAATAGCATGAAAAGTTTAGCATTAAAACCCCAGAGCAATACATTTATTCGGGAAAATAATCGACTTACTTTTACCAAAACAAATTTAGATTACCTAACATTAAAAGTACATTCTGTTATTTCCATTTTCCTTGGAGAATTCTTTATAGACCAGACTTTGGGCATCCCCTATATACCGAACGATGACAATAAAGGAGCTCACAGAACGCTTATCGAATCGGCGTTGAAAACAAAAATTACCGCCGTGGAAGGAATAAATAAAATTACCTATTTCTACTCCACGCTAAATAAAAAAGATCGTCAACTGCTTGTAGATTTCATTGCAGAAACTGAAGCCGGTGAAGAATTGGAAATCAGACAGCTCTTCACAATTCCTACAGGCCCGGGAGGTAACGGATAATGGAATATGGATTAACCGAAAAAGGATTTATTGCCAAACCGTTTCAGGTAATTCTTGAGGAAGAAAGGGAATTGTTTCGCCAGGCGTTTGGGAATGATATAGACGTAAGCAATGACAGCCCCGAGGGTGCTTATGTTGCGAATCAGGCAATAAAGCTGACACAGATGTGGGAAATTTTAGAAGGGCTATGGCTTGCGGGAGATCCGGATACTGCAAGCGGAATATACCTTGACCGCCTTGCTTCCTTCGTAAATGTGTTCCGCCTCGCCGCAGTATCCACAAGGGTATACGCTGCATTATGGGGTGATGAGAACAGCCCTGTAATTCAAGGGCACCTGGCAAGGACTCCAAACGGAAATTTATTTGCATTACAGCGAAGCGTTACGATTGATAGAAATAATCTCCTGGGGTTTTCGTTTGATATAGCGGATGTTATAGCAGGTGAATACTCCTTTGCCATTGACGGCCGTCGGATTGAATATGTGGCCACAGGAGATGAAACAGAGGCGGAAATAAGAGAAGAATTATTTAATGCCCTGGAAGCAGAGTTCCCAGGAGTGTATACATCAGTCGATCTGGAAGATGACGGCATGGTGATACATTCACGAACAGGTATAACTCCGTTCGTTCTTTTCTGTGACGATGACAAAATAGAAATCCTCTTATTAGGTGCATTGGGGATTTATCTTGCCAATGATACCGGCCCCATTACGGTCCCTATCGGTTCCCTTAATGAAATCGTAACCAATGTAAATGGGCTGGAAACCATCGTTAATTACGCTTCCGGCATTACCGGCAGGAATGTGGAGAGCGATACGGAATTACGTAGTGAATTGGCAAATAGGCAAAAACAGGCGAGCGGAAACGAGATCGCCATTGAAAACGCCATTAAGAAATTGGGCGGTATTCTGTACGCCAGAGTATACAGCAACCGCAGCAAAGCAGAAGCGGACGGTTTGCCCCCTAACAGTTTTGGTCCTGTTGTGGTCGGCGGTTTGGATCAGGAAATTGCACAAACAATTTTCGATAAGGGGCCCGGGGGAATACAGTCATACGGTTCAACCGAGGTAATTATCAATGATTCGGAAGGTCGCCCATGGCCTATTGGGTTTTCTCGGCCGGTTAATCGTTACATCTGGATAAAGATTGTTTTTGAAAAAAACTTTGAGGAACCATTCCCGATACATGGCATGGAAATGATTAAAGATGAAATTGTGGAATGGGGAACTAAAAACCTGAATGTAGGCATTGATTTAATTTATCAGCGGCTAAATAAGCCCATATACAGCGTTGAGGGGATTGGGCTTGTGACAATAACGGTCGCATCGACATTGGATCTGGTACCACCGCATGATGACGAATACGAAAGCGAAAATGTCATTGTGGATAAAAGGGAAATAGCATTACTTGACCGCAGTCGCATTGATGTAAGGGAGTCAACATAATATGAAGTTTACTCCTATTGATTGGAATATCTATAACCGTCCCCCGTATCTTCCACAGTGGCTGTCTAAGGGTGAAACAAAAGCCTTTACATCATTCGATGACAGCCAGCTTGTGAAAGTAGAAGGACAGATCCGCCAGATTTCCGAACAATACGACATTGACAATGCCAAGGCCATGCTTCTGGATAGAATAGGTAATATTCTTGCAGAGCCAAGAAATGGCAATGATGACTATTTGTACCGATTATTATTGAAGCTCCGAAGCTTGTTAAACACTACAAACGGTTCAGTTAATGACATTATTAAGGTCATAAAATTCATTTATTCCAGTGAAATCATAAATATCACCCCAAATTATCCAGCGGCCATATCAATTTTACACGACGGTGAAGCCCCGAGCATAGATTTTAATAGGATATTGTTTCAAGTTATTGGTGCCGGTATTGGGTATGATACAAGGGAATTATTTTACTTCACAGAAAATATAGTAATTACAGATAATCATTTGATCAACATCAGAAGGAATGTAAGCGATTCTGCAACACAGGTTGTTTACCGTAATGGACGTGTGCTTCGTGATGGAAAAACAATTTATGATACCCATGTAGCCCCTCTATTTCGAGATGGATCTGTATTACGAAATGGCAGTGTTTTAACCAGAGATGGAACATATAGAGCTCCATCAGAAGGGACTATATATCCGCCTATCTATCGCCGTTCTGGGCCCCAGGATGTTTTTTCTTTAACATTTGGCCGTAATTTTGTGGATGAACATTATTCAAATCTTTATAGGAACGGTGCTGTCGTCAGAGACGGTACTGTTAAAAGAAGAGATGGCAAAGCTCCATATTCGGTTAACGATAGCCTTAATGTACTTGATCAGACATTTAGCCTCTACGATTCACAAACAGTAACTGAAGTGAATGAAATTATATCCAAAACAGAAGTTGCAGAAACGATTAACCGGAACTTGAAAAGAGACGGCACGATTATCAGGAATGGGAATTATTATCGTCAATCTGAAGGAATAATCGATCCTTTCTTGGCCCAGAGAAATGAAGAACCGGAAATAGACTTAATGGAGACGATTGACTCTTTCGCTGTAGGAATCAGAAACCATTATTTTAGGAACGGTGGAAGAATACGGGATGGAACGATTTTAAGGAATGGAAATATTCTTATTCCGTTGGAATAAGTGAAATTATATTTTTGGAGGAACGGATATGATCGAATTGAAAGATGATATTCCAATCAAAGGCAGCCTGACTTATAAGGTATATAAGAAAGGTGTGCTGATTGAAGAAGCAACACTGAACAATCTGGTTGTCAACGGAGGCCGTGATCAAATAGCAAGGCTCATTGCCGGCAATGTGACAGGTCGAAGTATAAATAGAATAGCCTTTGGCACGAATGGAACGGCTCCCGATGCCGCAGATTCTATTATTACCAACCAATATGTCAGACCCGTTGATGGGTTTGAGTACCCTGCCATGGGGCAAGTACAAATTAATTGGCATTTACCCGTTACAGAAAATAACGGGATGGCCATTATGGAGTTTGGTTTGTTGACAGCAGACGGAACGCTGTTTGCAAGGAGAGCAAGAAGCAATCCCATTTATAAAGATGTGGATATCTCAATCGAAGGTCACTGGACCATCGTACTTTAAGGAAGGAGTAAAATATGGCTTTTTTACCTGAATCTGCCCATTGGGAAGATGGGATATATCAATACGAAATTACTGATAAGCTACAGTCAGGGCCAGACGGTATTGATAACCTGCAAGGGAAGCAACTTGCCAACAGAACGGTTTTTCTAAAAGAAGAGATTCTAGCTGAATCGAAGGAACGAGAAAAAGCCGATGGAGAATTACAAGCCCAAATCTCAATGATGAAGGGGCGAGGCGGTTACTTAGAAGCTCACGATTTTGGTTCTGCAAACCCGACACAGCAGCAATTAACTGACTATGCCCTTGCAGAGATTAAACAAACAGACCCTGCTTTGATTTGGCATGGAACCCATGTGAAGAACTTAAACGATGGGAATGTGTGGGTTTTGAATAATCAGCCTGGAGAAGAACCACCTATATTTGAGTGGATCAACGATGGTCCGGAAGGGATTGGAGTAGCTGACAATGACGGTGTACTGGGTCTCGTTTCGGGGGGGCATGATTTCGATTCAGTATATATTGATCCCCAGGGAAAAATGAGGGTTCCTGGACTTATCGTTTTCAAAGCGGATCAGGTTGAAGGGTATGGCCGGGACTTGATGAAGGTGATCCTCGGGCATGGCATTGAGGAAATGACGACTCAAGCCTTGCGGAATGAAGCCATTGCCGAAGTAATGGCCAACATCCGGTACCGCTGTAATAATAATGGGGAAATAGATGGAAGCGGAATCCCTGATTTCCGGGGGCTTGCCATAGCAGATTTCCTTGATGGCCTAGATTTAAGTGCTATTGGAGCTCCGCCCGGTGGTGATGCTCCCCAGGCTTGGAATAACACCTATAAAAACAACCGCCTTTTACTTGGCGGGTTTAATACCTACAAACATTCTGGCGAAACCGAAGTCACCAAAAACCATATTGTTATGGTTACCAGGCATAACATAGCCAGGGGAAGGATGAATGCGACAGATGTTACCACAGGCGGATTTCTTGCTTCTGAATTAAGAGCATGGGTCGATGGGGCTGCCGGAAATGGGGACGGGTCTTTGGCTACAGGGCTTAAGGCGGCTTTAGGCGGAAATAATCCGCTGGTAACAAGGATGGAGTATTTTTCAAATACACCTGCAGGGGGTGGAGAATGGGCTAATACAACCGTATCCCTTTTAGACCCGAGAGGGGTTTTTGGAGAACCTGGGTTTAGCGCAGGTCCCTGGGATGGATTGTTAAGTATCCATCTGCCTATATATGGGGCAGGGGCACAGTATAGAGTGAAGCGGTGGAATGGAGGCCGGCACTGGTGGTGGTTGACCGCTATCTCATCGGCTTCGTCCGCCTCGTCTTTCTGTCATGTCCACTACACTGGTGCTAGTAGCCGTAGTCAGGCCTCGGCGGTGGGTGGCGTTGCCCCCGCTTTCTGTGTGGCGTAGCCACACCCTATCTCTCTCTCCCACCCCCTTGTGGGGTGGGAGTAATCTGTGCTATGATATTGGGGTGTTGGCACGCAGAGCGTGCCAACCGACAATTTCTTCTGCCGCGAAGCGGCAAAAATTTTATGGGCTTTTTTAGAGCAATACATTCGGGAGGGGGAATGTGTCGGTCTTAAAGAACAAAAGAGGCCTGTCTAAGCTCGAATTTTACAATAATGCACGAAAACTGCGTAAAGAGCTTACCGCCTGTCTTTTAAGAAATTTCGGTGTAAAGTTAAAAATCTCCAAAACAGGAAATTTGGCAACTTCTGAAATAATCAACGAAAACGATGAAGAAACCATCCTTGGAGAGTTCCCGGAATGGGCTTTGGCTGAGTTCCGCCGTACGATTATGCTTATACTGCGTAACCTGATGATGAACATAACGGCCGGCAATTCTATTTTTCCATCAGCAATGAATGATCCTAAAGATCCTAATGGCTCCCCGCTCCCAGCAGAGTATATCCGCCGAGTCCAGTCTGATGAACTGGCCGACAGGCGCCGGTACCAGACGGCTGCTATTGCAAATTGCCAGCAGTTAATTCAAGAGCTCCAATATTTCACAGATGTTTTCTCCCTGCAGTTCGACACGTTCAAAATAAGTGTCGAAAAAATTATCCCATTTATCGAAATGATCCATTTTGAAATAAGGCTATTGAAGGGGTGGAGAAAATCCACCAATGATTTAGCAAAAAAAATAAAGAAAGGAGATTTGAAAGGGAGAGTAGTAGAAAGTGAAGAATAAGGGTTCGGTCTATAATCGGCTTCGTCCGCCTCGAATTTCTGTAATGTCAACAACAATGGTAATAGTAACAATAATCAGGCCTCGGCGGTGGGTGGCGTTGCCCCCGATTCCGTGGAGACAATCTACGAGTAGGTTGTTCACAACCGATTTGTCAGCCCACAGAAGGAGACCGTGTCCTTCCGTCATTATAAGACGGAGAAGTGTAACCCTGATGTGTCCAGGCGTACGCTGCTTGCATGGCGGTAATAAGGTAATGCGTTCCTTTCCGTTTCATGCCTGTTGACACTATGTAGCATGTTTAACGCATACCCCGGGCTTTGATGCAGTGCCGATAAGCCCGGGGATGCTATACAGGGCAGCCTTGGAGGTTCTATGACGAGTGAGGAAAGAAAAGCCGCAAGATACCAGAGGCGAAGGGAACAACGTCAAAAGAAATTAAATGACAAGTTATCTAGATATGACGATTTTAGCCTTATAACAGATCCTAATAACCTTTACAAAGCATTTCGATCTTCAAAAAAGGGTGTATCCTGGAAAGAGTCCACACAAAGATATGAGATGAATTTATTCTCAAATATATCCGAAACGAAACGAAGGCTTGAGGTAGGGCAAAGTGTACAAAGTGGATTTATGGAATTCACATTACACGAACGAGGAAAAATACGCCACATAAAAAGCGTTCATATTTCAGAACGAATAGTACAAAAAGCGTTATGCGATGAAGTATTAGTACCCATACTGTGCAATTCTCTTATTTATGACAATGGAGCCTCAGTAAAGGGAAAGGGGTTGCATTTTTCCATAAGGCGGCTCATAACTCATCTATCAAAGTTTTATCGGCAGAACGGGTTTTCTAATGATGGTTATGCTATGACAATCGATTTCAGGAAATATTTTGATAGTATCAGGCATGACATATTGATGGATCTTGTTTCTAAACGTATTACCGATAAAAAAATTCTAAAATTATCCCATGATTTAATTAAGTATTTTGGCCCAGGTGTTTCTCTTGGACTGGGGAGTCAGGTGTCACAAGTATTTGCAATATACCACCCTAATGATTTAGATCATGCGATAAAAGAAAAATTGAGGATAAAATACTATGGACGGTATATGGACGACCTTTACTTAATCCACAAAGATAAAAAATATTTAGAATATTGCCTTGCAGAAATAAAGAAAATATGTAATATTTTGGGTATAACGGTCAATGAGAGAAAAACAAGAATCTTCCCTTTGAAAGAAGGTATTTTATTTCTTAAAGGTAAATATTTTTTACTTGAGAATGGAAAAATTCTTAAAAAGGCAACAAAAGATTCTGCAAAACGAATGAGAAGGAAGCTTCGAAGCTTCAAAAAAATTATTGATGCCGGCGGGATGGATTATTCCGATCTTCGGGCGGCATATCAGTCGTGGAGAGGGAATTATATACGCCGCTTCCATGCGTATGAGACAGTGCATAAAATGGACATGATGTATGATACAATGTTCATTAATATTAGATAGTGGGGGTAACCATGGAATCGAAAGTGTTTATTGGCAAGAGAACAGACGGCAGACTGGTAGCACATACCAGCCTTGAAGCGATGAAAGAAATCGACGGTGTTACCAAGGTTCTCAAGGAAGTAACTTTGGAAGAATTTGAAAAAGCAGGCAGCCTTGTACGAGAAATAAACGGCAAGATTGTTCTTGGAGAAACAGAGAAAGAAATTGCCGAAGGGAAAAAGCAAGAACAGATCAACGACTATAAGGGTCAATTAGAAGTGATTGATCTTGAAGCCGGTGCTGGAAGAAAGATTAGGAAGGTAGCTCTTGATATTGGCGTGCTTGCAGGTGCTCTTCGTGATGTCGCTATGGACTTTGCAGAAGTAGCCAATATTCTCCACAAACAGTTTCCAGACTTGGCAGAATTTGATCCAGAGAAAAACCCTGCTCTTAAACTTATTGTAGAGTTTGATCCAAGCGAAAACTATGACCTGCAGAACATTGCCGAGCTGGAAAATAAGGCAATAGCAATAAGGGAAAAATTAAGCCCCTTGTTAGGAACGGCTGAAGCAGCATAATTTTCCTTTAGGCTTTACAAAGCCGCTTTTATAAGTTACATTATTAAAAAGAGTGCCTACCGAAAAGCGGAAGCCCTCTATGTCGATACCGGAGTACTGGTGTCGCCATAGAGGGCTTTTTTATTTGGCAGACACTCTGGGAGGGTTTAGATGGCATTTTTTTGTGTTGATCGTAATGAGTCATACGATCCAATTTCGCTTATTCCCAACGGATTTACTTATACATACGAATGCGAGACAGAAGCTGACGTACAGGCTATTCCAAATAACCCGCATATCCTCAACGGCTCCACGGCTTTGGTGTATGAGGTAGGCCAGGATGTAAAAATGTTCAAAAAGTTTCCTGGTGGATGGAGGGGACCGTTCTAATGAAAGGACCGATTGCATATATTTTAGCGAAGATGGCCGCTAAGCGACATACTAATTCGGTTGCCCTGGGACAGGGAGCTGTACCCATACCCGGCCCCACGGGCGCCACAGGCCCAAAGGGAGATCAAGGTGATATTGGACCGCCAGGTGTAACTGGGGCAAAAGGTGATCAAGGTGATCCCGGCCCGGTAGGTCCTACTGGATCGAAGGGCGATCCCGGTGACACAGGCCCCGCAGGAACCGCCGGTCCAAAAGGAGAACAAGGAA